GATCCTGTGATTTGAAGTACATCGTCGGAAGTATTGCCGAGAATTACTTTACCGTCGGCAGTGGCTTTGAAACCCCAGGATCCGTCAACGTCTACAGTTCCGTATCCTGCACCAGCCATTATTTATGTCCCAGGATGTCATTAAGGGCCCGATTAATTCTATCAGCTTTAGTAAGGTGAGTTTTAATTTCTTGACCCTCAGATACAAGGAAAGCCCCAGTGGTACTGGGTTCCGAAACAAGATCAAAACACAACAACTGAAAATCATCCTCCACCATTGTCACTCCGCCCTCTTGACGGGTGGAGCCAAGACCTCGGCTAGAAATGCCCAATTGGACACCCCCTTCGACCAGTTGTCGGGCGATGGTTCCCGCCGGGGTGTTTAGAATTTTCATTTTACCCATAACGTCATTACCCTTCCACCACACCTCGGTGATGACATGGCTGGCGTTCTTAAGTTCAACTACAGAAGTGTCGGGATGGTCCAACTCACCGATGGCTCGACCCTCTCTAACAAGCTTTTCATAGTTTTTCATCTCTCTTTCAAGGATTGGCTTAGGGTAGACTCGTCCGTTACCGTTTTGAGCTTCGGCACATTGAATTTTACCGGCAACGATAAGGTGCGCTCCGCTACGATTACCCTCTCTCTCTTCTTCTGTAAGAAGGTCATCACTGTAATCTAGATTCATAAACTCTTGTAAGACGTATTTCTGTGTCATTTTATCTTTCCTTTATTAAAAAGAGCCAACTATAGCTTTCAATGCTGTCGCCTTGGTCTTCACGAGCTATAAGGAGGTTGGAACCGCCTGAAAGATACATCCTTCATGTACCTCCTCAATGCGGCGGCAAACTCCTTGAAGCCGGCACGGTGATATTCTTCCGCTATATCACCGGCCAGGACACGGAGATCGGCGGCATCGCCCTCATTGTGGTGGATGAATACCTCTACTGCATTATTTAGATCGGAGTCCCTCATTTCTGGATCTGTTCTCTTGGAGGCTCTTCTGACCCAATCTTGCCAAGAGTTCTTTTCAGACGGTCGATCATGCGGAGCAAGTGAAGGTGATTCCGATAAAACCTTTGAAACTTCTTCTTTGATAATCTTTCTTAGTTGTGATTTTGTGAGCTTCATAATATTCTCCTTAGATTAGAGTGCGGGCGCTACCCGCACGATACTGCTACCCCTGCAACACCTGGCGACTGGTCTCAGTCTCCATTTTTGCGTCCACATCCCTTCTAGTTCGGTATTCATGTTGAAATCCTCCGTCCGATATGAGCATACATAACGCATAAGATGTTCCAGATGATAAACAACCTAGCAGTAGGGCATTTATCAAAGAAACATCAAAGGTAAATAGTTCTGTAAATGGGTTTAGGAACAGAAGAAGAGCCCCTGCCCAAAAACCTATACACATCGGACAATGAAAGAAATGATGTTTTGGACGAATCGGTTCTAAAATTTTTGAGTAAACTAAAATTTGAGTTAGTCCATAAGAACACAAGATAAAATAAACCAGCACACCAACCTCTAATACAAATAGCCGTAACCAGCAAAGGTGTACGTGGGGTCTCCCAGGGCCTGTCCCGCTGGGGTGTCTTGATAAGGAGGAATCTTACCATAAGGTGTAGTTTCGTCAGCAGGAGGATCTACAAAATTATCTTCAATGTTTTTATCATATTCTCGGGCTTTTATATTCGCAGCTTGGGTAGCTTCAAGATACTTCTCCAACTGAAAAAGTAAGACCTCCAAGGTATCAACGCCGCTGTCCGAGGTTGGAGGATAAGTTGCCTCCATCATCCCAAACACGGGGCCTCCTTGAGGAAAATCATTTATAATGCCATGCTGATGTAGGTTGTACATCAAATCTCGCTGGTAATCGTATACATCCTTATCCACATATGGCTTGGGCAGTAGGGTCAGTTTGTTCTCCGACGGGACTATGGCAATATCAATATAGTCATGATCCGATACGAGCAAGTTGCCATCGAGAGTTTTAGTAATTTGGAGGGATACAGTGGCTTGGGGCGGAGTGGGAACAGCAGTGTCTCCAAATTTAATCTTAATTGGCATCGGCTGTATACTCACTCGCTAGTTGCTGCACCTTGAGGACTTTCATAATATCATCAGAAGATAAGGAAGCCACTTTTATGTTTTCTAATAATTTCAATACATGACTCGTCCCTTCAACCATAGACTCATCACTCTTAACTTCCTCCAGAGATAAAGACTCGGTCACCAGAGAGTGAAGCCGTTTGAGTTCTTCCCCTACATATAGACGAAAATCCAAGTCTTCCTTAGCGTTGGACAGCGTGAACCGCTTTAACAACTCTTGTTGTTCAGGGAGAAGAGTTTTATACTTCTCATTGAATCGATCTACAAACTTATCAACCACCAAAACATCAACAGGTTGTATTTGGGACTCGCTCACCGCAGACTCGGTGAGATTCTTTAAGATCCTCTTCTCTAAAAGGACTCGGTTTTTGACAGAGGTTTTATTTCCAAAAATCTGCGCTAGGGTTGCATAGGATTTGTAATTAGGAACAAAATTATTAAAGGTTTCTTTTCCTAATTCACTGTTAACTTTTTTAATGACCTGGGATTGTTCTCGGAAAACCTCTTCTCGATCTAATTCATCATAAGCTCGCCGGCTACGATGAATCATTTTTTCTGCGGTGTAGTGATCTAAAGCCGTTTCATGGTCGGTGAGGGAACGGAAACAATCTAACTCGGAAAACAACACCATCCCTTGACGGAAATGTTCAGATAAAATATTCTTTACTCGCCCGCTTCTAGAGTGGTCTTGCTCCACGATTGATTTAGTGAGTTCTCTAACCAGCGTTTCAAACAAAAATGCCGTATTACGTTTTTTATTATGCTTTATCTTCATTGTGTTGTTCCAACTGTTCAATAAGTTTTTTGATATCGTATTGAGTCTCCAATATGATTTCTTCGTCTCCTTGAGTTAATGATTCCCCCGTTGTGATGCGACCTTTGGCTAGTGCCCCTAATTCATCCGCACCTTTAACTAGTCTCTTGCTACCCGGATACGCTACATATTTGCCGCCCAAACTTTGAAGATGGCGATACATGGCACCATGGCGGTGGCCGTCACTTACAGAGGCGTCATCTCGTTGTCCCGGTACGTCGCCGCCTTCATCCGGACTGGCTAAAAGCGGACCTTCGTCTTCTCCCTCTCCCTCACCAGGGGTTTCCGGGGCGTCGCCGGTATCGCCGAGAATGTCTCCCAGATCACCCGATGTATCACCTGTTAGATCGCCACCTACTTGCTCTGCGCTAATTGCCTCCAGATCGGAGGTATACTTGGCATCGCCGATCTGTTCGATTTGGATTCTTTCCACCTCTTCGTTGGACAACTTAAACACGTTCTGATATACCCAACGGCGAGAAAAGAGTCCTTCTGTTGCATTGCCGGCGATTTCAAACTTGGTCCGCAGGTGTTCTAGTTCTTGCAACTCCGCAATCTTAGAAGGATTGTTCAAATGAAGGGTGAATGACAGCAAATCATTATTGCGGAACCCTAGGGTAAACAAATGAACAATACACATTTTTTCTAGCTCAGCAATAACTACTCGCTGTAAACGTTGAATAGTACGAGCAAAGCGAATATCTTTTTGCGCAAGAGTTGTCTTATCTTCTTGGGCGTCTGATTGGGCCAGGTAAGCTTTAGGGATCTTTAACGCTGAAAATAACTTGTCTCGTAGATAATTGACATCATCGATGTCTCCTGTGAATTGTCCGCCTGCCAAAGTCTCAATTCGAGTGTTGTTGGCCGACCCTCGAACTGGAATATAAAAGTCTTCGTCTACGCTCATGGCATTATAGCGCAAGTCCACCCGTCCCGTTTCATCATCCACGATTTGGTTGCGCTTCATTTGGGTTTTTACTTGTTCAATATATTGTTCCACATCTTCGGGAGCAATATTCCCTACATCAATATAGAAAACTCGGCGCTCGGGAGAGCGCACAATACGATAAGCCATCATAGCATCTTCAAGGAGGACCAACTGACGCCAGATCCGGCGAGAGGGTTCCAACACAGAGGTCCCGTAAGGAACATACTTATCCGAACCCACCACTCGAAAGTGGGATACTTGCCAGTTCTCAAAGGTGACGCCCTTTTGCCCTTCGGCGTTTTGCCAGAAGAACTGAATGTAGTTCGGGTTGGTAGGGTCCGTACCCTCGATGCGTTCCAGTTCTCTCACCGGAAGGGGGATAACGTTAGTAATGCCAATGGTATCGTCAATGTCCAAGTATAAATAATAATCTCCATACTTGCACATGCTGCGAGTCCACCCAAACAAATTGGCTTCCACATTGAGGACTTTATAAAGGAGCGTATGGATAATATCTTTAATTTCCCGATTATGACACTCCACTTCGACTATGGGATTAAACGTCGTTGATGTAGTGATTTCATCGGCATAAATATCTAGACCCGACGCAATCTCGGGCATATATTCCATTTGATCAAAGTCAGTATAACGTAATTGTTTATTTCGGGCCCAGAGAATTTTATTGGTTTGCCCACTAAAGGGGTTATAATACTCTTTCTTCTTAAACTCTCTACCCGTACTACTCGTAAAAGTATATTTGGTTACATCCCGCCGGCTGCCTCGAATTACTGCGGGGCGGTCATAGTCTACTAGGGGACCACTAAAAAGTCTCGTAAGTCTCTTAAAAAGAGCAGAGTCTTGATTACGAGGGTTGTTGTTTTTTGGAGTTTTGTTATTGTCTGCCATGGTTTATCCTTTGATTATCCAGCCCAAATCATGAGATCGACCGTCATTACCCTTAAAGGTTCTGTTTTGGTGGTCGTACCCATGCTGTCCTTCTATTCGTGTATTAAGCTTAGTATTAGAAACAGAAATAGAAGTTAAGAGTGCTTTTTTAAATTCTACCTCCCGCTGATTTGTAGTAAGAGCGGTATCCCGCACCCAACAACCAATTGACGCTGCAATAACCAAGTCATCATTATCC